TGCTCGACCAGCTGCGCGAGCAGCGCACCGCGGTCCGGGCCGCGGGAAACGAGATCCTGACCCGCGCCGCCACCGAGCAGCGCGACCTGACCTCCGAGGAGCTGGCCGACCACACCGCCCGCTCCGTCGAGGCCCGAGAGCTTGACGACCGCATCGAGGCCCTGCTCGCCGACCAGGTGGCCGAGCTGCGCGCCGCCCAAGTGCGGGAAGCGACGAGGTCGGTGCCCCACGAGCCCGTCCTGACCCGCGAGCAGAGCGTCTACGACTGGCTCCAGCACCGCGGCGCCTTCGACCGGGCCGACGAGCCGTTGAGCTTCGACCGCTACCTCCGCGGCCTGGCCACGGCCGACTGGACCGGCGCCCCGCACGAGCGGGCGCTGGCCGAGGCCACGGTCGGCGCGGGTGGCGCCCTGGTCCCCGCCCCTCTGAGCGCACGGGTGATCGACCTGGCCCGCAACCGAACCGTGGTGCTCCGGGCCGGCGCGCAGACGGTGCCCATGACCAGCCAGACCCTCGCCCTGGCCCGGCTCACCTCCGAGGGCACCCCGGCGTGGAAGTCGGAGAACGCGACCATCACGGCCGCCGACATGGTCTTCGACCGGGTCACCTTCACCGCCCGGACCCTGGTCCGGCTCATCACCCTGTCGGTCGAGTTGTTCGAGGATGCTGACCCGAGCTCCGAGGACGTCATCGCCACCGCCTTCGCCGGGCAGATGGCCGTGGAGCTGGACCGGGTGGCGCTGCTGGGCACCGGCACCCCGCCCGAGCCGAGAGGCGTCGTCAACCAGAGCGGTGTGACCTCCACCGCCCATGGCGCCAACGGCACGGCCATCACGAACTACGACTGGTGGTTGGACGCCATCGGCGCCGTGCGGGCGGCCGGGTTCGAGCCCAACGCCCACATCCAGGCGCCCCGCTCCTCGACGTCGCTGTCCAAGCTCAAGGAGGCGACGACCAACGCCTACCTCGCCCCGCCGGCGGGGCTGCTGCCGATGCTCACCACCAAGAGCGTCCCCATCACCCTGACCACGGGCACGAGCACGGACACGAGCTATGTCTTCACCGCCGACTGGAGCAATCTCCTGGTCGGCATCCGCACCGACTTCCGGCTCCGGTTCCTGGGCGAGCGCTATCTCGCCGACAACCTCCAGTACGCCTTCCTGGCCTACCTGCGCGCCGACGTCCAGGTCGCGCAGCCAACCGCCTTCGTCGTCGACAGTGGGGTGAGGGCATGACCGACCGACCCATCGACGCCGACGTCGCCCCTGGGGTGGAGATCGCCGAGAAAGGCCCCGACTTCGAGCGCCGGGTCGGCGAGGTCGTCGGGGTGCGCGGCCGCACGGACCCCGCGGCCCGCGAGGTGGCCGAGGAAGACGTGCATGTCGAGCGCCGGGACCTCGGCCCCGAGTCGACCACGTTCATCGCCAAGGGCGACCCCATTCCTCCCGCGCTGCGCGCGCTTCCCCGTCGCGCGGCGCGGGAGGCACCACCTCGTAAGAAGTAGGCCGTGAGCTGGTGGGACCGCTGGGTCTGGTCCCGGGTCGCCAACCGTGAGGCCCCGACCCTGGAGCAGTTGCTCAGCGAGGAGGGCCGCCCCACCGCCTCCGGCGAGCCCGTCACCACCGACAGCGCGCTCCGGCTGAGCACGGTATGGGGCTGCGTCCGGCTCCTGGCCGACTCGGTGTCGACCCTGCCCCTGCACGTCTACCGGGGCGACGACCGCGACCCCATCGGTACCCCGCCGCTGCTGCAGCGGCCCAGCGCCGACTTCCCCGAGCTGGCCGACTGGCTCTGGGCGGTCATGGCGTCGCTCTTGCTCAGGGGGAACGCCTGGGGGGTCGTCACCGGCCGGTCCGGCTCAACCCTGCTGCCTGCTCAGGTCGACCTGGTCCACCCCGACCGGGTCGCCGTCACCACCGAAGAGGGCCGCCGCGTCGTCCGCATCGGCGGTGAGCGCTACGACCGCGAGGACCTGTTCCACGTCAAGGCCTACCCCTGGCCCGGCCAGCTGGAGGGCCTGTCGCCCATCGCCTACGCGAGAGAAGCCATCGGCCTCGGCCTGGGGCCGAACGCTACGGCGCTCGCTTCTTCGCCGGGGCCGACCTGCCCATCGGGTTCCTGGAGACCGACAAGGACATTAACCAAGAGGTCGCCGACAACCTCCGGGCCCGCTGGCGGCAACTCGGCCGCGGCGACTGGCGCGGCGAACGGCAAATCGCCGTGCTCGGCAGCGGCGCCCGGTTCCGCCCCCTGGCCATCGCCCCCGAGGAAGCCCAGTTCATCCAGACACAAAAGTTCAGCGTCTCCACCATCTGCCGCTTCTACGGCATCCCACCCGAGATGATGGCCGGTGAGACCGCCGGCCACGAGGCCTACACCTCGCCCGAGATGCGCGGGACCGACTTCCTGACCTTCACCCTGCGCCCCTGGCTCACCCGGGTCGAGCGGGCCGTCTCCGGGCTACTGCCGAGCACGCAGTCGGCCAAGTTCAACGCGGGCGGCATGGTCCGGGCCACCCTGCTCGACCGCTACCAGGCCCACAAGCTCGGCATCGAGGCCGGCTGGCTGCTGCGCTCGGAGGTCCGCGAACTAGAGGACCGCCCACCTGTGGCCGGCATCGACGACCAGCCCACCGGAGGTGCCGTCGCATGATCCACGTCCGCCACCTCACCAGCTCCCTCGCACTGCGAGACAATGGAGACGGCCGGACCCTGGTCGGCCCACTCCTTCCCTGGGAGGTGGAGGCCCGTGTGGTCGACCGGGGCCGGCTGGTGGTCGAGACCTTCGAGCGCGGCGCCCTGGCTGGCGCGGACCCGGCCAGGGTGCCGCTCTGCGCCACCCACCCACGGGACGCCGGCACCCTGCCCATCGGGGTGACCGTCGAGCTTGAGGAACGCGACGACGCCGCCTGGGGCGCCTGGCGGGTGTCGCACACCGCCTTGGGCGATGAGGTCCTCGCCTTGGCCGCTGACGGGGTGCCGCTCGGCCTGAGCGTGGGCTTCGCCGAGGTGGCAGGCGGGAGCCGCTGGTCACCCGACCGACGCCGCGTGACCAGGACCCGGGCCGACCTCGACCACGTCGCCGTGGTCAGGGTCCCCGCCTACGCCGGGGCTGAGGTGAGTGCCGTCCGCGCCGCCTTGCAGCCAGCCGCCACGCTGCTGACCCTAGCCCGGCTCCGTGGCTAAGGGCCGCTGGAACGTCTTCCTGGGCCATGTCCAGGGCAACTGCCGCGCCTGCCGTGCCAGGTTCGTCGGGCCAGGTGACCGCTGCCCCAAGTGCACGCAGAAGCTGCGCGACCGCAAGCGCCGCAAGCCGAGGTGACCCGTGCCGCGCACCAAGGGCGGACCAACCGGGAGGCCATGGCGTCGAGCCCGTGCTCGGGTCCTGGCCGCCTCCGACGTCTGCTACCTCTGCGCCCACCCCGGGGCCGGCGCCGTCGACCACGTCATCAGCCGCAAACTGCGGCCCGACCTGGCCCTCGACCCGGCCAACCTGCGTCCTGTCCACGGCTCGCTGAGCCGCTGTCCCGTCTGCCGTCGCGCCTGCAACGAGGAGAAGGGCGAGCGGGCCACCCTGACCGAACGGCGACCACCACGGCAGTCGAGGCCATGGTGAGCCGGTTCCCCCCATGGGGACGGCCGGTCGACCCCGCGCCCGGCGCCCGGTGTGTGTGTCCACGATGACCGCCTTGGCCGTGGACTGCCCGCCCCTGTTCGCCACCCCACGGGACCCCTCTCGGGACACGCTTGGGGGTGCTGTGGCCTCCGTTGCCGAGCAGCTGGGCACCCCGCTGATGCCCTGGCAGCGCCAAGTCGCCGACGTGGCCATGGAACTCGACCCGGCAACCGGGCTGCTGGCCTACAGCGAGGTTGACGCGACCCTGCCGCGCCAGTCCGGCAAGACCACCCTGGAGCTGGCCGTGCTCGTCCACCGCTGCCGAACCTGGGCCAGGTCACGGGCGCTCTACTCAGCGCAGGACCGGATCCACGCCAGGGCGAAATGGGAGGACGACCACGTCGCCACCCTGGACCGCTCCCCCTTCGCGGGCGAGTACCGGGTGCGCTACCAGCGGGGCGATGAGGCGATTCGCTGGCACAACGGATCGCGCCACGGCATCACCGCCCCAGGGGAGAAAGCCGGCCACTCTGACGTGCTCGACCTGGCCGTA